GTCTAGTCCCCGTACGTTTTTGCGCGATCTATATTCCACTCGCTGGCCTCTTGGCCTAAAGTTGAAGAGTGATTTCGTTGAGAGTCTAAGGCTTTCTTCAGAGTCGCTAGCGCTAACGCGCCAGGTTGAGTTTGAACCCCAACTCCCACCCTGTTTCGTTTTGTTCTAGCACTTTCATGTGCTCTTGGTTACCAGATTTCCGCCGTACCGCTTCAGGTCCTCTGCTACCTTGCTCTCTACCAACGCTTCATCAGCTCTCTTCCCATATGATGTTTCGTCGCGTGAAAACGCTCCTTCTCCATACTCTACCCAAGACTCGCGATGAACTGGAGGCCCCCATCAGGGTTTACCTCAAAAACTGGAAACAAAAGTCGTGTGTGCTTCAGACGTCCCCCCAATACGGGTCTCACGTCTGGCATTTCAACGGATTTGTCAATACCAGCAGTTCCTTGTCTTCCACCAGTCGGTTTAGTTGACCTAATCAACTCAGCTCAGCGGCACTATTGTGTTCGTTTCGAGTCGCCTACGGGCCCAGAGTCACCTTGGCGGGTGACGATGTGGGGTGATGCCCACGCTCCAAGCCACCAAATCTCGTCCCCTAACAGGGCGTAATCTCAAGACCTTTTCAGGTCCAAGACACCAATGTCCACTTCTAGTGAGATGTTGTCTGTTCTTGGAGCGTCAGTTTCGGCTGATGTTGCTCCCATGGGAGTCCTGAGACCAACCAGATACCCAAAGTCCCAAACGGCTCGCGTTCTACTTGCTCCGGTTCCTTCTCGCACTCCATCTCGCACCTTCACCATCACTGGATCCCAGTTTCGCTACGCATTCAACTGCGTCTACAACTGGGTCACCACTGAGTACCCAGTTTCCGAACTTCCCATTTCTCAGCGCACCACTCGTGCGCTTGAGGCCGTCTACACTCGGGCCTTCCAAGGCCTACCCGTTGGCTCCATGCTCAAGATCTGTGACCAGGAAGTTTTCATTCTGCAAGATTCCGCCTTCACTGTGTCCAAGTCTCGGTCTGCTACCATCTTCTCCTTTGGCTCCAATGTCCTTCGTGTCATCGCTGCAGATACCCGTTCTATGGCTACATTCTCTGCTTCACGCTCCTACAGCTACAAGAACCGTTACCGGCTCAACCAGCGTAAGGTGGTTACCATGCCATCCGCTACTAAGCCAACTCTCTTCATTCCGCCCGCTGCCAATGACTTCCATGTCGACTCCTCTGACTACTCCAAGCTACCTTCACCCGTTCGCTTCAGCAACCTTGACGAGGCGGAGCTTCGTCTCCGTCATGCGCAACGTGTGCGCGACGCGCGCTCGCAGCGCGGCCGCCACACCAAGGCTCACAAGCGCTTTGTCGAGGCGTTCAACCGCCAGTGTGCTGTCGCGCTCGCAAAACAGCGCAAGCTGTTGCGCCCTCAAGGCGCGCTGCCTGTTGCTGCCGCTTTCGCTGGCGGTGCTCTCTGTGCTCGTATCCTCCAACGCTCCGTGCGCAAGCTCGTCAATCATGTACACTCACGTGTCGACTTAACCGTCGACAAGCTCATGGACCGCGTCGATGCCGTCGCCGACAAGGTCTCCACTCCTGCAAACAGTCTCATACACAATATCCAAGAACATGTTCCTCGTTTCGTTGGCTGTATTCGTGACGCTGTCATCGTGTCTCTGCTCATCACCGCTATTGCCAAGAAGTCTGCGAAGTTCGCGGCTATCACTGCCGCGCTCGCGATTCTGCTGCCCGGCGAATCTGTCGGTGCTCGTATTGTCCAGCGCTATCTCAAGAAAGCGCAGGTTGAGCTGGCTCCACAAGCCAGCTTTGACCCGCGTATGATTGCAGTTGCCGCTGTTGTCACCCTTCTCGGTACCACTGTATTCAGGAAGCGTTCACACCGCAACACCTGTCTCATCACAACGTTCCTTGCCTCCATTGGCAATTTCGACCGTCTCACAACTGGCTGGGAGGGTTTCATCACCTTCTTCGGCCACCTCATCGAGAAATTCATCCACTTTATCGGCTCTCTCGCCGGTAAGGATTGGAACCTCAAGCTCATCGCTGATCCGTTTCCTGACATCACCCGTCTCGCTACTTCCATCACCCAGTTTGCGACGAAAGTTCGACTGGGTTCCATCACACCCAACTGTGCTACCGTGCGTTCTGTCCGCTCGTTCATCTCTGACGAGGCGAAGCTCAAACTCCGCCATCACAACAACCGCAAAGCTTTCCAGGCCATGGTTCCTCTCACAAAGGACCTGGCCTACTTGCACGAAGCATTTGGTCCACTCATTACAGGTAAGACGGGGCAACGCCCCCAACCACCTGTCGTGATGCTGTGCGGACCACCTGGCATTGGCAAGAGTCTGTTAACTACAGACATCCTCGACTTTGTGCTGTCCGAAACCCTCGACCCCGAGGTAAAGGCAGTGCTTGGCAACGACTACTCCGGGGAGATGTACCTCTACCCCGTTGAAGAAGACTATGCCAATGGTTACGCAGGTCAGGCCTGTGCGATCTTCGAGGACGTCGGCTTGGGCGTAACTGCCCTTGGCGACCGAAAGGCTGATTTCCTACGCATCGCGTCGCTTGCGAATCCGTACTCCAAACCCCTTGACCAGGCTGCGATTGCCGGTAAGGGAAATTCATTCTTCCAATCCGACGTCATCTACTGCACCACCAACGTGACCCACATCACCGCATATGTCGAGGGCCACATCCACGAGCCCAAAGCACTCATTCGTTGAATCACCGTTCCATACCACGTCACCCTCCGCCCAGAGTGGGCGGAGGTGCGCGATGGCGTGACCCAGCTGAACAGCGGCAAATATGCCGCTTTTAGGCTGGAGAATCCAACCATCCAACCCGACGCGTGGATCTTCACGCGCTGGGACTACGATGCTGGCCGTATGGCCGCTGCACCCAAGTTCCTGGACTTGGAAGGCTTTAAGCTTACCATTGTTCAGGAGATCATGCGCAATCGCAATTTCCACACTACCACTTCCGAGTACCGCCGTGCCATCAACACTGCCCACACTCCTCGCTACGTTCCTGGTATGACCATCCCCACGATTGCTGTTGACGAATCTACCATCAAGTCTATCATTTCATCTCCGAATACACTCCTCGTGTCACAGGCTGGCGAGCCGGAAGGTACTTCTGGTGAGGATAACACCTCCCAGAGTTCCTACCGCCGCTATGCCTTTGGCTCCATCGACGTTCCTGCTGATGTGGCTAACGCCACTGAAGCTATCTCGGAACTTACCAGTGATGACGATGACGCGTCTCCTGGTTTCACCTTCTCAGATCCCAAGTTCGAAGTGTCTATGCCTCTGTTCCCTCGCAAGCGTGACTTCATGACTGAAATGACTGTTGAAATGCTCAAATCCTACACCATACAGTTCTGGTCTGACATCGGGAAAACTCCCGACCAAGATGCCTACTTGACCAAGATTCTTGACCGCTACTTGACTGCTGGTTCTGATGGACGTGGTGCCTATATTGGCCCCACTGTCCCCTGGAAGGGGTGGGAAACCGCCTCTCCTGATGCCAAGTGCTATGCTCTGTACCATCATTCTCTTCCGAATCATATTGAGTTTTCAACAAAAACAAAAACAAAAAAAAACAGTTTCTGAAATCCTCTTCACCGGGGAGACTGTGACTCTTGCTTGTGTCTGCTTCCTGGCCGTTAAGCTGGGACTTGTACAATTCATTGCTTCTGCTGTGCGCTCTTCATTGGGCGCCTTTTTGTCATTTTTCACCTCATTGATTGCTTCTCCGTTCAAGGCTGCTTCCAAGACTGTTCGGTGGACTCGACGCGGGCGCAAGCTCGCGAAACAGTCCAACGACGAACCGCCAATGCGTGTCCGCCCCTTCATCAACCATACCGTAGCCCCACAAGGGCTTACTACCAGTATCCTCACCGCGCCCACAACGCGAGAGGCACTGGTCAACAAAGCGCAGGGTAACACCTACGCTGTCTACTGTTCTCCTACACACGCTATCGGTTTCGCTACCTTCGTGCGTGACAACATCCTCATGTTTCCGTTTCATTACCTGCCAGCCCTTCGAAAGGCTACGGCAGCGGAAGTTCGATTCGTGAATGTTGTGTCCGGGTCAGCGTTTGTCCTCGCCACGACGACGCTGCTTGCTGTCGACGATACCGTCGGCAGGCCCCAACGCATTGATATGCCAGATCTTGACCTTTGTTTCTTCCGCGTGCCTCAAGCGCGCGCACACTCTGACATTGTATCATACTACGCTACCAAAGCTACCACTGAGCTGCGCCCCAAAGGCGTGGCGATTGCTATCCGCAGTTTCAAGCCCAACTATGACAAGCCTGCGTCCTTCACGACGTCGTATGCATCTGGCTGCTGCCACCGTAGGGACTTTGGTTACACTGACCAAGCCCAACGTGTGCGCCTCGGCTATGACTATGCTATCGGTTATAACTACGGGGACTGTGGAGCCATCACCTACTTCTCCCAGGACCCCAAACAAGAGCAGTCTCCCCTGCTCGGCATGCATGTTGCGGGGCTTGATAAAGGCTCCGGAACGTGTAACATTGTTTCCCGCGAAACGCTCGAGGAGGCCTGCAGGCTCTTGTCTGCAGTGTCTACTCGTGTCGCGGGGACCCCCTACGACGGCCTTCTCACGGCCCAAGTAGGTACCTCCAACCACACCAACATGTCTGTTGTGTATCAGACTAGCGTTGCCCACAACGTTAATCTGCGCACAGAACTTCGGGAGTCTGAAATGTTTGGCGCTTATGGGCCTATGCCCAAATGCGCACCCAACTTCCTCCCGTTCACCAACGGTGCCGGCGAAGTCATTGTGCCCCTCCACAAGGCACTTGCCCCGTACGCCACGGATGTGAAAGAAATGAACACCCGTGAAATACGTGAGGCTATGACTACCGCCCTGCGCCCCCTCAATGAGCTGACGCTCGACTACCCCCGCACTGTCTTTGGCTACCAGGACGCCGTCCAAGGCATTCCTGGTGTGTTCAAAGGCATCCCGCGTGGTACTTCTAGCGGGGGACAATACGTTCTCCGCGGTATCACAAACAAACGCATCATCTTTGGTAAGGACCTCTATACGTTCGATACTCCCCTCTCACAGGAGTGCGAGCGCAATGTCTCTGCCATACTGGAAGACGCGCGCCAAGGCGTGCGTCAACCTCACATGTACGTCGAGTTTCCGAAAGACGAGTTGCTCAACCGCCGCAAGGTGGAAGAGGACGGCAAAGTCCGTCTCATCTCTGCGTGCCCACTTGACCTCATGGTTGCAACACGCATGATGTTCCTCTCGTTCTCTACGGCTGTAATGGCCACCAAGATCGACAACCACATGGCTGTAGGAATAAACCCCTACAAAGATTGGGATCGGCTTGCGAGTCGTCTCCGGTCGCGCGGCATTGACTGCGTGGCTGGTGATTTCTCCAGGTTCGACGCCAGTGAGCAACCACAGCTCCTGGAAGAAATCGTCCATCACGTTAACGCGTGGTACGACGACGGTCCCGATAACCGCAGAATTCGTGAGGTCCTCTGGAGAGAGGTCTACAATTCTATCCACCTGTCAGGTCTGGGCAGTTCTCGCAAGGACGTGCTCATGTGGTGTAAGTCTCTCCCGAGCGGCCACCCCCTGACAACCATCATCAACTCCATCTACAACTTGACACTCTTCCACATGGCGTGGAATCGATTGTGTCCCCGCGAGCTTCGCGGGATGTACTATGATTATTGCTATCTTGTTGTGCTAGGTGATGACAATATCCAAAACATCGCCTCATCTGTCACCGAATGGTGGAACCAGCACACGATCACTTCTGCTATGGCTTCACTTCACATGACCTATACTGATGAAACAAAGAGCGGGGGGGTCTGTCCCCTCACTCGATCTCTCGTTGATTGTTCGTTCTGCAAACGTACGTTCCGTCCCACCCCTGAGGGGTGGGTCGGCCCACTTGACATTGATTCCATTGTTTGGTCCCCCTACATTGTGCGCTCCAAGGTCCCTGACCCCCGCTCTATCATGGAGGATAACATTGAGCTTGCCTTTGGTGAGCTCTCCCTACACCCCACATTTGTGTGGGACAACTGGACAGCGACCATCTCGGCCGCTGCTCGGAACGTCGGGTATCTACCCCGGCGTTGTCTCGCACAGGATACGTATCGCGACTGGATCACCAGTTACGACCCGCCCTACCTCTGAAACCTCAACACTACATATACGCACCACCCACCATCAATTTCCTGAGCCCAAGGTGAGTGGTGGACAGGGTGTGTTGTTCAAATGGTTACGTTTTCACGTTTACCGCCAGGCTGCCATTCAAAAGCCAGGCACCTCAGGTGTTGTACTCTGCGTTGAGCGGCGCATGTACCAAATAAACCGCTTGCTGAACAATCTCAACCCGCTGATACCGGTGTCACATGTGCTTCGATCACTGAACTTGCTTCTGGCTCTGCTACTGACAAAGAGGGCCTGACCAAATTTGCCAATGAAGCGTGTAACGATGTTGGTGTACGTGATGCTCGGTACCTCCTTCCACGAGGTGCTCCTGCTGATCTGCCCACTGAATTGCGCGAATACTTGGCGCGGCCTATTGTATATGCCAGAGGTGTCTATAACCAGACTGCCTATGGCCTCATCACAAATGGTCGCATGGATATTTTCAATTTTTCCAACTACTTTCCTCATCTTGACCGAATCAAAGGTGTTTTTGGCTTCCGTGCCACTCTTGTTTTTCGTGTAGAGGTTCAAGCTACCCCGTTTCACGCGGGCCGCCTACGCCTCTGTTGGGAGCCTGAGTTGCCCCCTGCTGTCTCCGGTGTTAACCCATCCTACGACCGTATTGTTTACTTGACCACTATGTCTCAGTTGCCTGGTGTTGAAATGAATATCAATGACTCCACTTCTATGGTTATGCGCGTACCTTTCGTGCACTCCAATGACTACTGGTGGTACAACGCCGTCCCGGCGCTCAACCCACCACGTACTGAAACAAACAGTTGGGTCGGGCAGTGGGCTCTCTTTGCCATGCATCCCGTCTCGACGCCTACCGGGGCTACCAACCCCAACTACAGTATCTGGACCTCTCTGGAGGATGTTGAACTCATCGGTGCTGCTGCTCCTGACTCTGACGTTTCCTTCGTTGCTCCTACTGTTGGGACGTTCACTTCTATGTCTTTGACCGCTGGTGCCTACCCCGACGCTGTTTCTGCTGCTCGTGCCGCTCGACTTTCTATGTCTGGTCAGCCCTTGTTGCCTACTCCTCCTCCTGTTGCCCGTTCTGTTGACGGGTCCCTTTTGACTCCCCAGGTTGGTGATCCGAATATGGCTGAGACTAAAAATCCATCCACTCCCGTTGCCGCTGTACTTTCCGCTGCTCATCGTGTCGCCACCTTTGCTGCTTCCATTCCACTCATATCCTCTTACGCTGGGCCTACCGCTTGGGCGTTACGTGTCGGCTCTCAGCTGGCCTCCGCCTTCGGTTGGTCTAAACCACAAGTCACATCTGCTGTCACTCGTGTCGTTCCCACCATCAACAACTACCAATACAATTGTGATGGTCATGATGTTTCCTGGAATATGGGTCTCTTTTCTGACAATCATGTTGCTGCTCTCCCTGGTTTCGCTGGCTCCGATGTTGATGAAATGTCGTTGGCCTACGTGGCCTCAGTTCCTGCTGTTGTTTCTACCACTGTTTTTGCTACCACAAATGTTGTTTCTGACGTTTTGTATATTGCTTCACTCAACCCGTTCGCGATGTGGTACGCACCCAATGCTAATCTCATCCAGTCCACTGCTGTTGTCGCAACACCCATCACTTCATTCCTTCCTTCACCGTTGTTTTTCGTCGCTAACTGTTTCCGCTACTGGCGTGGTGACCTGACCTTCCGCTTCAAGGTATCCAAAACCATGTTCCACTCCGGTCGTCTCCTCATCTCGTCACACTATTCCTATTCCGTCGGCGACGCTGTTCTGCCAACTCCAAACTACTCCAAACCGTTCAATTTCGCCTCCGTCGTTTGGGATCTCAAGGACTCTTCCGAAATCGAGTTCACTGTACCCTATACCCATCTCCGCGCCTTTGCTACGCCCACTGAAGTCCTCGGGTCTCTCTGTCTCACGGTCGAGCAGCCACTGCTCGCCCCCACCACGGTCCGTCCCTCCGTCTTCATCACTGTCGAAGTCTACTCCAAAAACATGTCTTTCGCCTTCCCCACAAATCCGTTGTTCCTACCTTCACCGCTGCGTCCCGTCACTGTCACGCCCCAGTCGATGCCAGAGCTCGAGTTCGTCCAGGGCGAGGATGTCACCTCGTTCAAACAGCTCGCTAGCCGGCAGGGTTACGACAGCATCATAACTGCCAACGCTGTGCGGAGGGGATCTATTCTCTCCTACAGTGCGCCTGAATACAACTCCCAGGTGACACCTACCACTGTCAACTACCTCGTCTCATATCTCGCAAACTACATTCATTCCGCCTATGCCTATGCTAGGGGCTCCACACGCTGGTCCTACGAGCCCATCCAATACTCGCAACACCTCATCGTCACCCTGAGCACCAATGGAGGCCAAAATTCCTCCTACAAAGCAATGGCAACCGAAAAGAATCAACCACTTCGCTACACAGTTCCATACTATCATACCCAGAACCGCGTCCGCATCATGTCCTCCGTCTATCCGTACGCGTCACTCAACGCCTTCCCCAGTCTGTTTGTGCGTTCTACTCCCACCGGCGCCTCTGCGCCGGTCGTTGGCTACGCGTCCGCTGCTGATGACTACCAGTGTGGTTACTTCGTGGGTGCTCCACCCATGTGTCGCCCCTTCACAGCTATCAATAACATCGATACCGCTCTCAATGCGACATACAACACCGCCTGGATTTCATGAGCAAGACTGCGTGGGTGAGACGATACTGTCTTGCAAACAGCTCCTCTCCCGCGCTGGATTCGTACGCTTCCTGCCTCTCTCAACTACGCCGTCAGACTTCTCATATCTACCGCCCTGGTACGACCTGCCGACTCCCGCCGACAATCCATACCAACCCGAACCCGTCACATTTGTACACTATTTTGTCTCTGCCTACGCCTACGCTCGTGGATCGACTCGCTACTCGTCAGTTCCGTTCAGTCCTCATGCATTCC